TACTTTAGCAATGTTAAAATTGCTTGTTTCTTTGCCCAAACAAATTACTGTCGCATGTAGCGGTGGTGTAGACAGCATGGCTGTTGTTGACTTCCTCAGGCGAAAGCACGATGTAACAATTGCACATTTTCATCATGGCACCGAAAACGGTCAAAAAGCATTTAAATTTGTTGCTCAATATTGTACGGATAATAATATTCCTATGTTGTTTGGCACACCTCGTAGTGACAAATTAAAAGAAGAAAGCCAAGAAGAATATTGGCGTAGAGTGCGATATGAGTTCTTAGAGGAGTTGGGCCCAGTTATTACATGCCATCATTTGGATGATTGTGTAGAAACTTTTATTTGGTCTAGTCTTCATGGCACACCCAAAGTTATTCCGTTGACTCGCAAGAATGTGCTACGCCCATTCCTAACTACACGCAAAGATGAATTCAAATCTTGGTGTTTGAGACATGAAGTACCCTGGATTGAAGATCAATCTAATCAAGATACCAAATACATGCGCAACTATGTCCGTAATGTTATGATGCCACAAGCATTACATGTTAACCCAGTACTAAATACTTTTGTAAAGAATATTGTTGATAAACAACTGTAATTACTGTATACTAACACTTTCAAGGAGAAAATATGTCTACTACTAAAACTTTCAGCGGCGATCAAAAGATCAAACTCACACAACTTATCAACGAGGGCATGGCAACTATGCATGAGATTGATACATTGAACGGTGGTCTTACTGATACCATCAAAGCTGTTGCTGAAGAACTTGAAGTTAAACCTTCTGTTCTTAAAAAGGCTATCCGTGTGGCGCACAAAGCAAGTCTAACTCAAACCAATCAAGATAACGAAGAACTAAACACTATCTTAGAGACAGTTGGTAAGACTCTATGACGGTATCACGTCCAATAGATGATTACTGGAATGAGGTTTCTACATACAATCCGCTCAACATTAGTCGCCCAGATCACGTAGCAGTTTTATATAAAATTTTTATAGAATCATATCCTGAATCGGTGAATCATCGTGAAAGGTTAAATGAATTCTTTTACAAATCTCACGGGCAAATATATCAAGATATGATTGTTCAACTGTATCTTGGATGGAAAACTAATGGCTATTTTGTAGAGTTTGGCGCTACTGATGGCAATGATATCAGTAATACATATACACTAGAGAAAGAGTTTGGTTGGAACGGTATTCTTGCCGAACCTGCTAAACATTGGCATCCAAAACTCACTAAGAATCGATCCTGCAATATTGATTTTAATTGCGTATGGGAAACAACAGGAGATAAGTTTATGTTTCATGAGAGTCATATCAGACCTGATGCAAGTGCTATGCAACAATATATCACTCCTGACCTATATCAAATGATAGGTGAAAATGCCGATACGTATGAGATTGAAACTATCTCGTTGAATGATCTGTTGAAAAAGTACAATGCCCCAAAAGACATTGATTACATTTCATTGGATACTGAAGGCAGTGAAGTTAACATCTTAGAGGCATTTGATTTTAGCCAATATAAAGTTAAATTCTTCACAGTAGAACACAATAATAAGGAAGTCAATCGTCAGAAAATATATGATCTATTGACTTCAAAAGGATATGATAGAGTGTTAACGTATATATCCAATTGGGATGACTTCTACGTACTAAACGAGTATAATACTATCTAATGAGTTATATTGACGCAATCCACGACAGAGACAGTGACCGCATATATGTGGTAGAGAGAAATACTGAGGGTAAGCGTGAGTACAAAGAGTACCCTGCTAACTACATTCTGTATTACAGCGATCCAAGAGGTAAACAGCGAAGCCTTTACGGTGATCCTGTTTCTCGATTTAGTACACGCAAGCGACAAGAATTTGAGAAAGAAAAACGCATTCACTCAGGCAAGAAATTGTTCGAGAGTGATGTGAACGTAGTGTTCCGTTGCCTTTCTGAAAACTATCTTGGCATCGATGCACCTAAACTTCATACTTGCTTTTTCGACATTGAAGTAGACTTTGATCCTGTTAAGGGATTTAGTCCTACGAGTGATCCATTCAATCCTGTCACAGCTATCAGTTGTTACTTAGATTGGCTAGACCAATGTATCACTCTTGTTATTGCTCCTAAGCACATGACAGATGAAACAGCTAATGAGATTGTATCAGAGTTTGAAAACACTATGTTGTTTAAATCTGAAAAGGAAATGTTTGATGTTTTCTTTCAGTTAATTGAAGACGCTGATGTGTTGACTGGCTGGAACTCTGAGGGCTATGACATTCCCTACATGGTTAATCGTGTAACACGGGTTATGTCCAAAGATGATACTCGCAAGTTTTGTTTAATGGGTCAACTGCCTAAGGCACGAGAATACGAACGATTCGGTAAATCAGAAACTACATACGACTTGGTAGGTCGTATTCACCTTGACTACTTACAACTTTACAAGAAGTACAACTATGAGTCTCGTCACTCATACAAGTTGGATGCTATTGGTGAGATGGAAGTCGGTGAGAACAAAACACAATATGAAGGTACACTTGACCAATTGTATAACAAGGACTTTAAAAAGTTCATTGAATACAACAGGCAAGATACATTGCTTCTAGTTAAAATTCACAACAAACTAAAATTCTTAGATTTGGCAAACGCACTAGCACACGAAAACACAGTGTTGTTGCCCACAGTCATGGGGTCTGTTGCAATGATTGAAATGGCAATCATGAACGAGGCTCATGAAAGAGGTCTGGTAGTTCCAGACAAAAAACGAAAGGACAAAAGTGATGATGAAATACAACAAGCGGCAGGTGCCTATGTTGCTACGCCCAAAAGAGGAATTCATGAATGGGTCGGTGCAGTTGACATCAACTCACTCTACCCGTCAGCAATCCGTGCTCTTAACATGGCCCCGGAAACCATTGTCGCACAAGTCAGACAAACACTCACTGACCAGTACATGAAAGAAAAGGGCATGAAACTTGCCCGAGAAAAAAGCCGTTACAAAGACGGCGATGATGATGTTACTGGTGCGATCTTATGGGAAGGATTGTTTGGTGCTTTAGAATACACTGCAATCATGAATCAAGAGCGTGGTACAATGCTTTGGGTAGACTATGAAGATGGTCGTAGTGTAGAAATGTCTGCGGCAGAGATTTGGAAGATGCTCTTTGACAGTCATAATCCTTGGATGATTAGTGCTAATGGTACTATCTTCACTTACGAGCAAGAGGGTGTTATTCCCGGACTACTGACTCGCTGGTATAGTGATCGTAAGAGTATGCAAAAGAAACTTAAAGAAGCAACGACCGATGCTGATAAAGAGTATTGGGATAAGCGACAACTGGTTCGCAAGATTTTGCTTAACTCTGCATATGGTGCGTTGTTGAACGAACACTGTCGTTTCTATGATAAGCGTATTGGTCAATCAGTTACATTGAGTGGGCGTCAAATTGTCAAGCACATGATGAGCCAGATCAATAGCGTAGTAGCAGGTGATTATACACATGAGGGTGAAGCTATTGTTTATGGTGATACTGACTCATGCTACTTCAGTGCTTACACAACTATGAAGCCGCAGATTGATGCAGGTGAATTAGAGTGGAACAAAGATGTCTGTATCGGTTTGTATGATGCTATTGCTGATGAGGCTAATGCTAGTTTCCCTGCTTTCTTAGAAAAAGCATTTCATGCCCCTCGCAAGAACGGTGAAATCATTAAAGCTGGTCGAGAACTTATTGGTGATCGTGCAATCTTCATCACAAAGAAGCGTTATGCAATCAACATCTTTGATAAAGAGGGCAAGCGCAAGGACAAAGATGGCAAAGCTGGTGATATCAAAGCTATGGGTCTTGACTTGAAAAGAGCAGATACTCCTAAATATGTGCAAGAGTTCTTGTTAGAAATTTTGTCTATGGTCATTCAACAAGGTAAGTCAAGAGATGAGGTTCTTGAGAAGATTAAAGAGTTTAAACGAACACTGTCAGCACAGGATAGTTGGACAAAAGGTTCTCCTAAGAGCGTTAACAAGCTAACTTACTATGGCGATAAAGAAGCTAATAGCAAGAAGGGTCGTGAGAATATGCCCGGGCATGTTCGTGCAGCATTGAACTACAACTACTTGCGTAGAGTAAACAGTGACCAATACAGTCAAAAGATTGTTGATGGTATGAAAGTTATTGTTTGTAAACTAAAAGACAATCCACTAGGCTTTACTAGTATTGCTTATCCAACAGATGAACTACGATTGCCACAATGGTTCTGTGAATTGCCGTTTGACGACTCAGCTATGGAAAACACACTAGTTGATGAAAAAATAGAAAACTTACTCGGTGTGTTGAATTGGGATATCCGTAGTAACTTAGATGTGAAATCTACATTTGACTCATTGTTTACATTTGGTTAAACAGGTGTTGACTTTCGCAATAAAACCCAATACAATACACAATACAACTGCCTAAATAAGGTATATAAAGGAAAAACATGAAAGACTATCTACAAGACTTAATTCAACACACTAGCTTGGGTGACATTGATTTGGTAAAAGTATCTGGAACAGATAAAGAAACACAGATTAATGCAGTAGCAGAAAACAAATCTGTTGTTGTCACTGGTACATTTAAAACTCCCATCGCAGACTTCATTGGTACATTTGGTATGCCTAACTTGGCAAAGCTAAAAACAATCGTAGGATTCGATGAATATGACAGTGATGCAAAGATTAGTGTAATTAGAACTACTCGTGACAACGAAGAAGTTCCTACTACTATTCACTTTGAGACAAAGAACGGAGACTTTGTTAACGACTATCGCTTAATGGCTAAAGTCATCGTTGAGGAAAAAGTTCGCACACTGACGTTCAAAGGTGCTAACTGGAATGTTGAGTTTCAACCAAGCATAGCCGGCATTCAGCGTCTGAAGAAGCAAGCAAGTGCTAGTAGCGAAGAACAACATTTCATTATCACTACAAGCGGTAGCGATTTGAAAATCAATTTTGGTGACCCTTCAACTCACTCAGGTAACTTTGTGTTTCAATCAGGTATTACCGGTAAATTAACACAACCTTGGAAGTGGCCAGTGAAAGTATTCACTGCAATCATGGACTTGCCCGGCGACAAGACTATTAGAATCGCAGATCAAGGCGCAGTTGAAATCACGGTTGATAGTGGTATTGCAACTTACAAATATCTATTGCCTGCACAATCAAAATGATTGACTTTGTAATTGGTGGTGAGTACCTAAATGTTATTAGTAACAAAGGTGCTCAGCCTTATATCAATATGTCTAGTAATCAGCCTATGGTAGGTGCAATGAGTTATGATCCTAGTACTCAACAGATGAAGGTCTATGATGGTAGTCATTGGATGACTATAGGTGGTGGTCAGGCTACCGTTAATCTATCATCAAATGCTATTAGCATTCTCAAGTGGGCAGAGAAAAAGATGTTCGAAGAACAAGAATTACAAGCCTTGTGCGAAAAGCATCCTACTATCAACGATATCGTTCATGAGATGCGAACTACTATGGATAACTATATCAACAAGATTGAAATGGTTAAAGCACTAATACAAAAAGAAGAAAAAGTTTAATGGAACAAGTAAATTTATCAGCAAGCCACAACCCTGAATGGGCATTGTTTTTGCCTGCTGTCAGTAGTTTCTACATCTCTGGCTTGGGTAAGCAACGCAAAGGTGAACAATACTTTGATGCCACACGAATTCCTGCACAGTTCAATGGTGATGTAGAGAAACTAAACTTTCTCAACAGTAAAGAAGGCTTGTATTACTACAAGTGGGGATTGTACTCTGCTGGTCATGCTAACTTAGACACAACGGTGAATGATCCTAGTGAAAGTATCATTAGAGAGCGTGAAGCAGGTACATTTATGTTAGGTGATAGTGGTGGTTTTCAGATTCTAAAAGGTCAATGGCCTGCAGACTGGAAAGATCCTAACTGCCCACGGGCTATGGTAAAGCGTCAAACAGTATTGAAATGGATGGACACATA